ACCATTTAATGGCACACACACAGTAACCGATGACGAAATTTCAGATTATGTATTCACAGTCGCAATCACCAATGCAGATGTATTGGAGAAAAATATCATCCCAGCAGGAAACGCTGCGCTCTCTGGATTATCAACCTATGTCGGAAATGCCAATGCTGAAGCTGCAATTCTGGCTATCTCAGTCGAAATCTTCCAAGCCAGAACAGCCGCTGGTGGATCAATCGAAGGCATAGATTTTAGCGTAACACCTTATCGCCTATCTAAGAATTTACTTGCCAAAGTAACTGGCTTACTTGGCCCATACCTTGATGTAGAGACGATGGTTGGTTAATGCCATCAACAATTGCCACAGATGTTAGAGGCGCTATAAAGACTGCGCTTGCTGGCGTAGCTGCCAACATTTACGACTCAGTTCCTGAAGCGCCTATTGTCCCAGCAATTATTGTCATTCCAGACTCGCCCTATATGGAGCTTGAAGTCTTGGGAAAAGCCACAACTAGAGTTAAATTAAATTACACCATCACCGCTTGCGTTGCGTATTTCAGCAATGCCGCTGCTTTAGATAACTTAGAGCAAATGGTCATTAGTATTCTTGGCGCATTAAATGCGTCCAAGTATGAGTTATCAATAGTCGAAAGACCTTCGGTAACGGAAGTAGGAACTACTACCCTGCTAGTTTCAGATATACGCTTGAGCGTCCGCTACGAGCAAACCGCATAGGAGACCCAAATGCCAACAACAGTAATAACTGGGCGCGATGTGACATTCACACTCGATAGCGCTGCTTATGACGCCCAGACAACTAGTGCAGTCCTAAGCTGCGACACAATTATCGAGACCTATCAAACTCTTGATGGTCGCGCTTATAAGTCCGTAGATAAGCAATGGACATTCACAATTGAATTGCTACAGGATTGGGGAGCTGCAAGCTCTCTATTTGAAGCAATGTGGACAGATGCAGAAGCTGCACCAAACACAGCACTCAGCGTTTCATTTACTGCAATAACTGGCGCAGTATTTGCTTTCACAGTATTGCCAATCTTCCCAACTGCTGGTGGAGCTGCTCCTGGAGCACTCACCGACACTTGGACGATGACAGTTATTGGAACACCAACAGAGACCTTCAGCTAAGAGATCGGAGCATCGGGAGCTATGAAAATTTCAATCACAATTAAATACAGCTCAGGCGAATCAGTTACTTACCAAGCTGGCTTGCCAGAATGGGCTAAGTGGGAACGCAAAACTGGTAAGTCGATTTATTCGATGAAGGATATAACGGCTTATCAGCAAGCGGACTTCTTAGACCTTGCCTACTTTGCGTATAAGCGCGAAGCAGCAGGGAAGCCAACCAAGTCCCAAGAGATTTGGGAGCTGACAGTTGAGGAAATGACGATTGGAGATGAAAGCCCAAAAGTTACGAGCCCGGAAGCATCAACCGACTAATCATCGAGATTGCTATCGCAACTGGGATTCCAATGCCTTACTGGACAGATATCGACCAAGTAATGACGGCCATAGATATATTAAAGGAGCGTAGCGGTGGCAGATGAGTTACCAATCAGCTATGACAAACGCGAGCTCCGCTCAATCATTACCGCGTTCAAAGCGATGGATGATGAAGCCGTTAGCCAAGCTAAATCAGAATCTAGCGCGTTGGCTACTTATGCAGCAAACGAAATCAAGGCCTATGCCCTTACGAGGACATTTGGTCAAGAAGCAGTTAGAAGAATTGCAACAGGCGTTAAAGTCTCGGCCAGTTCCAAAATCGGAGAGTTCTCTTACGGCTTTGCAAGTCAGCGCTTTTCTGGTGGCGGTAGCACACAAAAACTCTGGGCAGGTTATGAATTTGGAAGTAATCGCTTGCGTCAGTTCCCCAGAAGAACACCCAGCAAAGGTAAGGGAAACGCTGGCTACTTTATCTACCCAACCCTTCGTAAGATTCAGCCTGAATTAATTAAGAAATGGCAAGAAGCATTTTCCAAGATATTGAAAGAGTGGGATAAGTAATGGCTGGCAGTAGAACACTAAAGCTATCAATTCTTGCTGATGTAGCTGACCTCAAGAAAAATCTTGATACTGGCTCTAAAGAGGTGGAAGGCTTTGGCGGTAAGTTAGAGAAGTTTGGCAAGGTTGCAGCGGCAGCTTTTGCTGCAGCAGCGGCAGCAGCAGCAGCCTATGCAGTCAAGCTAGCCGTTGATGGCGTTAAAGCAGCCATCGAAGATGAGGCTGCCCAACTCCGTCTAGCCAATGCCCTAAAGAATGTTACAGGCGCAACAGATAATCAAATAGCTTCTATTGAGAAACAGATATTAAAGACTTCTCTGGCTACTGGTGTTGCTGATGATCAACTTAGACCAGCACTTCAAAGATTGGCAATAGCTACTGGTGATGTTGATGAATCCCAAAAATTATTAAACCTTGCTTTAGATATTTCAGCCGCTACTGGTAAAGGAGTAGAGGCGGTATCCAATGCCTTAGGTAAAGCGTATGAAGGCAATACAGGGGCTTTGGGGAGACTAGGTGTTGGATTATCAGCTGCTGAAATTAGTTCGCTGGGACTTGAAGGCACAATGCAAGAATTGGCTAACACCTTTGGTGGCGCAGCGACAGTCCAAGCCAATACTTTTGAAGGCCAAATCCAAAGACTTAAAGTGGGTTTTGATGAAGCCAAAGAGTCCGTAGGAGCAGCTTTATTGCCTACCCTAAAAACTCTTTTAGATTATTTTATCAACACAGTTATTCCTAAATTTATTGAATTTAAAGATAGGGCCTTAAAGCCAGTTACTGATGCAATTGCTAGAAATAAAGATTCATTAACTATTCTCTATAACTTTATTAAAGACTTTGTAGTTCCAGTATTAATTAACAATTTGGGATCAGCACTAGGATTTATTGGTAAGGTTGCAGGTGGAATTCTTGATGTAATTGGCGCAGTAGTTAGAGGAATTCAGAGCGCCGTTGGATTTGCAATAGATGCCATCAATGCTTTAATTCGAGCTTACAATGCAATTCCACTTTTACCAAATATCCCAACAGTCTCAAAGCCGTCTTTTGGTGGCGGTGGCGGCGGTGGCGGCGGAGTTACTGGCGGCGGAGTTACTGGCGGTGGAGTTACTGGCGGTGGCGCAGGCGGCGGTGGCGGCGGAGTTACTGGCGGCGCTGTAACTGTGCCAGTTGTCGAAGGCGTAATGCCTACTTTCCCGTCTGGATTGACTCCAAGTGGTAATGCGATACCAGCTGGATTTAATGTCGCTGGGACAGTTGCAGCTAACAACGCTGGTGTTACTATCAATGTTAATGCTCCAAGCGCTATTGATGAAGAAGGATTTACCAGAGCAGTTATCTTGGCTCTCAATAATTCTACTAATCGCGGAACTACTGGCGCTGGCGATTTGAGAACCTCAGCCCAAATCCTATGACCCTTTGGACTCCCGATTGGAAGATTTTAGTCAATGGCGATGAATTAACTTCAGTAACTTTAAGCAACCTAACTATTACCTCTGGCCGTCAGGATATAAACTCACCTACTCCAGCAGGATATTGCTCACTAGAAGTCATAAATACCGATGGAACTAATTATGATTTTGGTATTAACACAGCAGTAACCATTGAAGTAAAAGATACGACTGGCGCTTATGTGGCTATTTTTGGCGGTCGCGTTTCAGACTTAAGGCAAATTGTCCGCAGCGCAGGATCAAGTGCAGTTATTACTAGCCTAAGAATTACCGCAATTGGCGCATTAGCCAAAACTCAAAGAGCAATATTTGACGGAAATTTAGCTCAAGGTTTAGACGGCGCTCAAATTACCGACTTGCTAGATGACTTATTGCTTTCTAGTTGGAATGAATTGCCACCAGCTGAAACCTGGGCAACCTATGAACCTGCTACTGAGATTTGGTCTGATGCTGGCGATATTGGACTTGGCGAAATTGACGCTGGCGAATACACAATGGTTAGCCGCCAAATTACCGATAGCGTCATTTACCCAATAATTAATCAAATTGCTAGCTCGGCCCTTGGTTATATGTATGAAGATGCTAATGGCAATATTAACTACGCGGATGCCAGCCATCGCCAAGATTATTTAATAGCTAACGGCTACACAGACTTAGACGCTTCTCACGCCATAGCTTCTGGCATTGGCATAATCCAGCGTCAAGGCGATTTAAGCAATAAAATAATTATGGACTATGGCAACAATTTTAATAGCTCCTATACGGCTGAAGATTTAGACTCTCAAGCCGAATACGGGTTATTTGCCGAGCAATTCAATAGCTATTTGAAAAATGCAGCGGATGTCGAGGATGTAGCAGATCGCCTAATTCAGCTTCGCGCTTGGCCTAGAAACACCTTCCAATCGATCACATTTGCGTTGCAATCCCCAGAGATTGATAACGCCGACCGAGATGCCTTGCTTAATATTTTTATGGGTCAGCCAGTCAGAATTACCAACCTGCCCCTTAATATTCTAGGTGGCGAATTTACTGGCTTTATCGAGGGCTGGACCTTCAACGCTTCCGTCTCAGGCCTCTCAGTTACCTTTTTAGCTACCCCAACAGAGTTCTCGGCCTTTGCCCAACAATGGGCTCAAGTCAATGCAGCGGAAAGCTGGAATAGTGTTCTTAATACGCTAGAATGGCAAGACGCGATAGGAGTTATTAGTTAATGGCCAATACAACGAATTACAACTGGGAGACTCCAGACGATACAGATTTAGTCAAGGACGGCGCAGCTGCGATAAGAACCCTTGGCAATTCAGTCGATACAACCACCAAGGCGCTAAATCCTGAAACAACGCTTGGAGATATTGCTTATCGCTCAGCGACCAGCAACACAAACACTAGATTAGCTATTGGCTCAGCAGGGCAAGTTTTAACAGTCGCAGCTGGAGTTCCAAGCTGGGCAAGTCCATCAGATCAAACACCTTTAACAACTAAGGGAGATGTTTTTACATTTTCAACAGTTGATGCGCGTCTCGGTGTTGGCGCTAACGGAACAGTTTTAACTGCGGATTCTGCGGAAACGACAGGTTTGAAATGGGCTGCTCCTGCTGCTGCAAGTTTTGTCGGAGTAATGGTCAATAACAGCGCAACACAGAATGTTGCAAATACAACTGATACTTTCCCAACTTTTAATCAAGAGGTTTTTGATACTGATGCGTTTCATAGCACTTCTGTAGATACAAATAGATTAACTGTTCCAGCTGGTTTAGGGGGATATTACTTAATAACAGGTTATGTATCATTTGAAGGAAATGCGACAGGTTATCGTCAAGCTGGTTATCGTATAAATGGATCAACAGAAATTACTCCTGTTTTATATTCCAGCAATGGAACGGCAACAGCCACCCTTAATTTTCAGCATATAGCAAATCTCAGCGCAGGCGATTATGTTGAAATGCGTTTAGTTCAAAGTAGCGGTGGAACTTTATTTATCTATGGCGGCGCAAGCACCAGATTTGGAATGGCCAAACTATGACAAATGCTAAAACTTTTACAAGACCAACTAACTTAAATGGTGCTGAACTTATTGCTGAATTATCTGATGCAGGTCTAAATGTTGATAAAATTGAAGATTACTGCAACGGAACAATTGCAATTCAATGCGATGATGAAGAATTGGTTGGTCAAATAGTAGCTGCCCACAATGGCACAACTGTTGCACCTGAGCCAACAATAGAGGACAAGTTAGCCAGCGTTGGTCTTAGTTTGCCTGACCTTAAGGCTGCGCTAGGCCTCTAGCACAATTCCTCAAGATAATGACGAGATTATGTGCAGCTGGTGTCCAATTACGGGAGCAAATCGATGACGATTATCCTGATCGCGATAGGAAGTCTGACGGCTGGATTGCTGATGCTCGGCACATTGCGAAAGGCAATTCTGACCATATACCAGTCGATGGAATCGTTAGAGCTATAGATATTGATTCTGACCTATCGGCACATAAGGAAGAAGCTTATGCGTTGGTTGAGAAGATTCGTAAATGCGCCAAGAAAGGTGATAAGCGCATCAAATATATTATTTACGATGGCAAGATTATGAGCCCAATACTGGGCTGGAAGCGGCGTAAATACTCAGGCCCTAATCCGCATCGTTCTCATTTCCATATTAGCTTTACAACTTTGGGAGACAAAGACAGCAGCTACTTTGACCTAGAAGGAGACAAGAATGAGCGACCTAAAAAAGATGGCCGAAAGCTGGGCAAAGACATTCCTAGCGACAGCACTAGCGACCTACCTAGCGGTGGGATTCGACCTCAATGCGATTGCAAATGCCGCTCTAGTGTCAGTCTTGCCTAGCATCATTAACTGGCTTAATCCTAACTACGAGCGTTACGGCAAAGTCCGATAATGGTTGCAGCTGAATTAGCAACCCTAGTTGCATCAGTCTTAGGATCAATTGCCCTACTTATTGCTGGCCTTCGATACATAATTAAATTGGAGAATATTCCAATAGTGTCGCGCCTTGATAAAATGGAGTCTCAGCTAGAATTGGCCCTAGCGAGAGGGGTCAGAAATGGCAACGCGAAAGCGCGTA